GTGTCGTGGGTACATATCAATTAAACACGGGTCTTAACACAACTGTTGGTGGAACTGGTTGGGGTGCTGGACAGTGGAGTGGTACAACATCTGGTGCTTTATCAACACAACTCAATGAAGCATTGGACAATAGTGAGACTGCCGTTGATGTAGATGACGAAACAGGTATGAACACAGCTAACGATGTCATACTTGTAGACAACGAACTTATGCTTGTATCAGCAACCACTGATGACAATACAATGACAGTAACTCGTGGACATAGTGGTACGGCAGCAACAACTCATTCAGACAATACAATTGTTCGGTTAGCTGTTGGAAATGTTCTTGCCACAGACGATTTTGTTGGGTGGGGTAGTGCCGCATCAATTACAGTACCTGGCGCACAAATAAGATTATGGTCACACGATAACTTTGGAGAAGATCTAATACTCAACCCAAGAGATTCTGGTGTATTTTATTGGGATAGAACAAATGGTTTAGGTAATAGAGCAGTTGAATTAAGCGCCACAGGTACATTTTCTGGAGAAACCAGTGTACCGCAGATTGCAAAACAAGTGCTTGTATCAGACCAAGACAGACATGTCATTGCTTTTGGTTGTGATGGATTAGGTGCAAATGGCTCTGCCACACAAGGTAATGGCGTACAAGATCCGTTGTTGATACGTTTTTCATCACAAGAAAACCCCGTTGATTTCTTTCCAACAGCTACAAACACAGCAGGTGATTTAAGGCTAGGTGGTGGATCAACTTTTGTTCAAGCTGTAGAAACAAAACAACAGATACTCTGTTTTACAAACAAAACACTACACGCCATGAAGTTTATAGGACCTCCATTTACTTTTGGTCTGCAAGAATTATCTAAGAACATAACAATTATGAGTCCAGCAGCAGCCGTAGCTGTAGAAGATGCTGTATTCTGGATGGGTGTTGATACATTTTATTTGTATGCTGGTGGTCAAACACAACAAATGCCTTGTACAGTAAAAGATAAAGTGTTTTTAGATTTTAATTTTGAAGAAAAAGATAAAGTACATGCGGGTGTAAATTCAGAATTTAGTGAAATATTGTGGTTTTATCCAACAAAAAATAGCACAGAAATAGATGCGTATGTGGCTTACAATTACATAGAAAAAGTTTGGTATTATGGCACACTCGCAAGACAGGCATGGCTTGACAGAGGTATAAGAACATTACCTATGGCAACTGGTGGTCAATATTTATATAACCATGAAGTCGGATTTGATGATGACGGCTCTGCTATGACATCTTTTATTGAATCTGCACCAATAGATATTGGAGATGGTGATAAGTTTGTATTCTTAAAAAGAGTTATACCTGATGTTACGTTTGATGGATCAACCAGTGTTAATCCAGATGTATCCTTTACTATGAAAGCCAAGAACTTTCCTGGCTCTAACTTCAATCAAACAACACAAGCCACTACTCAACGATCTGCAACTAGTCCAGTAGAACAATTTACAGAAAAACTAGATTATAGATTGCGAGGTAGATCATTTGCACTTAGGATTGATTCAACTTCATTGGGTACAAAATATAAGTTAGGTACGCCACGAGTTGATATACGAGAGGATGGTAGACGTTAATGTTAATCACCAGTATTCCACAGTATATACAAGGTCTATTGAATGCAAAAGTAGACTTGACTACAACAAATCTTACAACTTTGTTTACTGTGCCAACAACAGCAGACTTTAATGCAGCCATTGTAACATCTATATTGGTATCTGAAGATAGCGGTAATGCTGATACAATTACAGTGACACTAGTTGATACAAGCAATGCTGTGTTTAGTTTGTTTAAGGTCAAAGCTGTTGGTGCTAATACAACTATAGAGCTACTAACAAGAGAACTTGTTTTACAAAGTGGAGAATCTATAAAAGTGCAAGCGGCTACAGCAAATAGATTACATGTGGTGGCAAGTATACAAGATGTATCGAAGACAAGAGTGACAACAAGTGCGTTAGCACAGATATAGGATTGAACAAACATTTAAAATAAGGTAATGTATCAGAATGAGTATAGGTAAATTATTAAAAAAGATTGCTCCTATAGCGATTGGAAGTTTTTTAGGACCTGCTGCATTAGGCACTACAGGCATGAATCCTTTCTTCCAAAGAGCCATAACTGGTGCTTTGGCTAGTAAACTTGGCGGAGCTAAAACAAAAGATGCTTTGATGGCTGGAGCTTTGTCTGGTGGTTTAGGTGCGATGTTTAGTGGTGGAACTGGAGCAGAAGTGGGATCACAAGCAACAAATCAAGGCGCACTTAAAGCTGGAGAATTTTCTAAAGCAGAAATTGCTAAAAATCAATTAGTTCCAAGTGCTGGATCAAAAGTAGCAACTGAAGCAGCATCAGAGGGTATTAAGAAAGTAGCCACAGGTGGTAATTCTGGTAGTTTCTTAAACGCTTTAGGCATTGGTGATGACAGTCTTACAGGTAAGTTTTTAGGATCAGGTTTAGGACAAGGATTAACTGCTGGACTACTTATGCAATTGTTAGCTGGTGGTGAAGATGAAGGCGATATGAGATCAGAATTTGAAAGAAGACCTTTTGGATATGGAGGACCTGGCGGAAGACTAGGTGGTATAACATATGCAAACATGGGCGGAGAAATGGGATTCCCTCGTAGAAATGGTGGTATAGATCCAAGCGAAGGCTCTGGACGAAAAGATGATGTACCTGCTATGCTTATGGCTGGTGAATTTGTATTAACTAAAGATGCAGTTAAAGGATTAGGTGGTGGAAATCAAAGAAAAGGTATCCAAAGAGCCTATGACATGATGGACAACTTGGAGGCTAGAGCATAATGGCAACTCAAACCTATGAAAATATACAACGATTACCTCCTTTTCTTGAAGGTCTGCAAAAAAGATTATTGCAAACAGGCTTCGGTGAGTTTGATGGTGATGAACAAACTACCAAAGGTTTACTTGATTCTCCTTTAGGATTACCAGATTATCAGATTGCTGGAATGGATCCGCTTCGTTCTTCTGCAATAGGTTTAGGCGAACAAATGTCTGGTGCTTATCAGCCATTTATTGAAGGAGCAAAGGAACAAGACTTAGCAGCTCAACAGGCTTTAGCAGGTGGTTTGGGTATGTTACAACCAGGTCAATCTCAAAAGTTTACTGATCCATTAGTCGCACAAACAACTGCAAATATATCTAAGTTTCAAGATCCATTTCAACAGCAAGTTATTGATAGGACAATGGCACAGCTTGATAGACAAGCTGATATGAGAAGAGCTGGCGCAGATGCGGCAGCCGTACAAGCGGGTGCATTTGGTGGATCAAGACAAGGTGTGCAGAGAGCGGAAACAGAACGTAATCTACAAGATACAAAAGCTGACACATTAGCAAGATTATTATCCTCTGGATTTGGACAATCGTTAAAAGCATCACAAGATGCCGCTGGAGCGGGTTTAAAAGCTCAACTAGAGTCAGGAAGACTAGCTGGTGGTATTGGACAAGCCTTTGGAACTTTGGCGGGTACAACGTCAGATATAGGTCGTCTGCAACAAGCATTAGGTCAGGCAGATGTATCACAGTTAAGTCAGTTAGGTGCAATGAGACAAGCACAACAACAAGCAGGGTTAGATGCACAAAGACAAAATCAAATGCAAGCAGCTCAAGAGCCTTACACAAGATTACAATTAGGTCAGAACTTGTTGCAAGGAATGCCAAGTGCAAGTATTCCATCTACGTTTACACAAGCAACAACACCTTCTGCTAATCCATTCTTACAAGGTATAGGTGCTTACACAACATTGTCACAGATCGCACCTTTTGGTGGCGGTGCTTCTTCTAGTGGTGGAAATAGATAAGGGTTAAGCATGGCTACGATACAAGACTTAATTTCACAATATGAAAATAAGAATATAACTAACAGAAGAGGTGGTCTTGGCTCTCCTAAATTGTCACCTGAATTATTAAAAGCCTTAAAAGTACCTGAAAATAAAGGTTTGGGATCTTTTTTTCCATCAGGAATACCTGGCACTTCTGGAACAGATTATTATGATAGTGTTGTTAAATCTTTAGGCGGTGACCCTAAAAATCCACAAACAAGAATAGGAGGTCTTTTTGGAGATTATGTTGGAAAACCATTATTATCTTTAGCAGAAGACGCTGTTAAACTTGGAGAAGGATTTGGTATAGGAAGAACAAAAGGTAGTCCGATAGGAGATAATATAAACGAACTCTTATTTGGAATGCCAGAGCAAACTCGTCAAAATTTAGGACAAGATATATTAGGTCAAATTCAAGAAGAAAATTTTATGTCCTCTGTGCCTAAATCTGATAAAGAAATTCAACAAAAATCTCAAATTGATTCTCTAAGTGGAGTTGGTGGAGGCGATCAAGTTATAAGTCAAGACAATCAACTTATAGACAATAAAGGATTTGAAAGCGTTGAAGATGCCTTAGTTGCACAAGAAAAATTTGACAAAGAAGCAGACGAAAGAGCAAAAGATGCTGTACTTGCTGCTGAAGATGATGCAGAAGCAGAGGCTGGACAAGACATACCTTTAAGCGCAGAGGAGAAAAAAGCACAAGCTCAACAAAGTTTATTTAAAAGTGCTATGGAAGATATTAATAACATTTATGGCAAAGATTCTGGAAAAGATAAAACAAGAAAAACTTTAGAAGAATATAAAAAAGATTTTGCAGAAGCAACAGGTATAGATGTATCAGGTGAGCCTGACAACAAACTAGCTCTTATGTCTTTAGGTTTATCTTTGATGCAAAATAGAGCTGGTAAAGATTTTAATCTATCTAATATCATAGGAGCGGCAGGAGAAGCGGGTCAAAAAGCTCTACCGTTATTTGAAAAAGCTAAACAAGAGGCTAGAGCAGGTCAAGTCGCTGCTGGTAAGTATGCTTTACAAGAAACTAAAGCTGATACTTTATCAGCGTTAGCAACAGCTAAAGAAAAGAGAAAAGCTCTTACAGAAGTATCAAAACAATTCAGAGATGAAAAGTTTAAAAGACAACTTGAATATATCAAACACAAAAATAATATGGATATTAAAAGAATTGAAGCTGATTTAAAACCCATAGATGCAAAAGGTAAAGTAACCACACAGACATTAGAAGGTAATAATTTTCTTAAAGTAGATACAGCTTTTGTAACAGGATCAAGAAACAGAGTGTTTTTAGCACCAGTTCAACAATCAGAAAAACACGCTAATCAATACGTTAATATTTTAGAAGCAAAAGGAAGTATTAGAGAAGTACAAGACATACTAACTCAACTAGGGAGAAAAGATGCTCCAACTTCTTTAGAGTTAATAAAAGATAGAGTAGTAAGTGTTCTTAAACCACTTGGTATCGGTGATACTGATTATTCACAAGGGATTGAAGAAATTATAAAAGAAGGAACTACTCCAGAACAAAAAATAGAAGCAATTCAAGCAAGATTAATTTCTCAATATAAAAAGTTTTTAACAAAAGAAACAGGTAATGGTGTTTCTGAAGGTGATATCCAGCGATTGAAACAATTGATTGGTGAAATTAAAGTTGGACAGCCATTATCTGCAAATTTAAATAGATTAAAACAACTTGACACTATATTTGATGCGCCAAAAAGAGCATTAGAAAGTCAGTTTAATTCATTTTCAAAACGAGAAAATTTTAGAAATGATGAAGAATATAATAAAACTATAGCTATTATTAACAAAGCTATATCAACGGGAACTAATGATTTATATTCCTCTAATTTTGTTGATGGTGTATTTACCATTGATTTAAGAAAGAAATAAATTATGGGTAAAGTACAGTTAAACACGCCTGAAGGAACGATTAACATACTTATTGAAGGTGATGAGCCTAATGTTGAAGAAAGAATAAAAATAGCCAACATATTAAGGGATAGAGGGTCTGGAAGAGATGTTAGTGGAGAACCTTCTGGACAAGATAAGTTAGAACAATTGTTCGATACTAACACAGGAATTAAGAGTGCTTCTTTGCGATCTGCACTATCAGCAGCCGAAAATAAAGATGAAGAAGCAGCTATACTGGCTAAGTTTGACATAGGCGAAGATGAATATGTGCGTGACAAGCGTGGTAGATTAGCTCTTACACCTGAAGGTGCATCTAAGTTTGGACAAGAAACAGATAAAAATATACTTATAGATGAGGATGGCTTTAGTCGTTATGACTTAGCCGATCTTGCAGGTATAGCACCAGAGCTTATTGGTGGTATTGGTGGAGCTATTGCAGGACAGATAGCCATACCTATTCCTGTTCTTGGAGCAGCAATAGGTGCTGGAATAGGAGCTGGAACAGGTCAAGGTGTTGAAGAAGTTATTGAAGCTGGAGCTGGTGTATCAAAACAATCGGCTGGCGATATAGCTAAAGACATAGCAACAGAAGCGGCTATAGGTTTTGTTGGAGATGGATTGTTCGGACTACTTGGTAAAGCATTTGGTGTTGGTAAAAAATCATTACAAGCTGGTAAAGAATTAACAGCCGAAGAACTGGAAACAGCAGCTAAATCAATTGATATGGGTATACTGCCTACTTTATCAGCCATCAGAGCGCCATCAGTTATTGCAAGAGCGCAAGGTATTGGAGAAAAAATATTTAAAACATCTGATCGTTTAAAGAAAAACGGTGAGATTATGGCTCAAAAAATAAATGATTTTAAATTACAAGCTGGATCAAATACTGCTGACGAAGCGGGTGATGCTTTACTTCAAGGTCTAAAAGACCAAAACGCATCTTTAATTAAAGCAGAAGCAGAAGCAAGAAAAGCTGTGTTAAAACAATTTGAAGATACAGCCAATGCGTTTGCAAGTCCTGGTATGACTAGAAATCCTGATATAGATAATGAAATATTTGGTCTTTTTACAAACGCACAAGAACAATTTAACAAAAACATGACAATAACTTTTAAAGCTGTTGATGATCTTATGTCAGATACTTTAGGAATGGGTAATCATCTTCACATAAAAGAAATGCAACCATCCGTTCAACAAGCGTTGTTAAATATAAAAGGCACAACAGGAAAAAGTTTTGAAGATGCTAAAGCAGCTTTAACTAATGTTAATTCTTTAATAAAACAAAGAGGTAATAAGGCTTCATTCGTTCAATTGTATAATGCTAGAAAATCTGTAAATGATGCAATTATGTCAGGAGATGCAACTGTAGGTAGAAATTTAAAACCAGTTTTAGACGATATAGATAGAGCATTGTCTCGTGAACAATTAGATGTAACTACCGCAGGAGCAAAACTTACAACTGAGCAAGTTGAAACAATAGCTAACGCTCAAGATCAATTGTTAAAAGCAAGAAAAGATTTTAAAGATGGTAAAGATATTCTTGAAAAATTACAAGGCAATACACTTTTAAAAAATTTAGAGGACTTTGTAAAAACAGCAGACAGAGATGCAAGACGCATAACTGTTGATCCTGAAATATTTAAAGATTTAATTAAACCGAATAGACCACAGTTTCTAGAAGGAGCTATTGAAGTTTTAACAAAGTTTGGTAAGCCTGGTGATGCTTTAAGATTTAGAGAAGAAGTATCAAATAACTTTATTAAAGATGCACTAGCTAAATCAGGTATAGATTCTATGAGTCCTAAAGATTTCAGCGGTAAAGCATTTGCTGATGCTATTGATAATTTAGGTACAAGTGGAAATGTATTGTTTGGGGGAGCAGACAAATATAATGGGATTAAGGCTTTAGCCAATCAAATAAGACAAACATCTATAGATAAAATGGATGACACTGTTATTGACAACATAATATCTCAAGGCGGAACACAAGATTTAAGAGGTTTATTAAATACCGTAAAAGACGCTCAAGTAAATTTACATAATCTTAAAGCCAGTAGCGTAAGAAATAAACTAGCCAGTGGCAATCTTAACGCCACAGAAGCTGGTGAATTAATAGCAAACAAATCTACTAAAGCAAATGAAATAACTGACATCCTTGATTATTTTAGAAATCAAAATGACACTGAATCAGTCGCTAAAGTTCAAGGTTATTTTATGAATAGCCTCATTGATGACTTTGGTGAAACTGTTATGACAGATGCTAACAAATTAAGTAAATTTGCTGATCGTATGTTAGAAGCATCAAAAGGTGATAAATTAAATGTTCTTTACGGAGATGCAATGGGTAAGAACATGACAGAGTTCGCTAAAATATTAAAGTTTAACGCAAGAACTGCTGAAGGTGGTGATCTTGTGGCTGCTAATATAGCTGCTAGTCCTCTGCAAAATTTAGGTAAATTAGCAAAGTTTACTGTGTTAGGTAGATTTTTAACATCAGCTCCTTACTATAGTCAGATAGTAAAACAATATAAAAATGGTGTAAGAACTGCAAAAACAGACGCAGAAAGGGCTATGACACTAGGACAAGTGATAAGAAACTTCATGTCGCAAGCGCCTGGTCAAATGTTTCAAGAAGGCGTAAACGAAGGTGCAGATCAAATAGAAGCTCTTGCAGACAACTACGGAGTTACCTCTGCTGTTCAAAATACAGCTAATCAAGTCCGAACAAATGTTCGTAATCAAACACCAGCAGGTACAGGAATAAACGTAACTCCACCCGCAGCTAACACAGGATTAGGAGCAATCAACGTAAACTCACCAGGCACAGGAGCTTTGTTAGGTCTTAGTCCTGTAAATCAAGCAATAGCAGCAAGGCAAACACCATGAACATAGATGAGTTAAGAGAAGAGCTAAAAGAAGATGAGGGTTGCAAATATGAAATTTATAACGATCATTTGGGGTATCCGACTTTTGGGATTGGGCATTTGGTTAATGATTCTGATTTAGAACATGGGCAAGAAATTGGAACAGAAGTATCAGAAGATCGAGTGAACGAGTGCTTTGCTAAAGATGTAGAAGTAACAATAGATGAATGTAAAAAATTATTTGATACCTTTGATGATCTACCAGAAGAAGTACAAAAAATCTGTGCGAACATGATGTTTAATATGGGTCGTCCTCGTTTATCCAAATTTAAGAAATTTTGTGCAGCTATAGCTGATGAGGATTGGCTCGAATGTGCCGTGCAAATGGAAGATTCGAGATGGCATAAGCAAGTCACGAACCGTGCAAATCGTTTAATAAAAAGAATGGAAGCTATAGGTATTAGAGAGCAAGTCGCTTAATTATTAAGTGTCCCTAAACCTAAACGAGTAACATTATCGTCTTCTTTAAATCTATTTGAATAATCTTTATCGACCCATATACTAATTTGTTGGCGCACATTGCGTCTTTCATCGTCACATATACGTTTTAATTTATGATAAGTATCAGTATCTATACCAATGGACTTGAATTTTTTTGGATCTGCCATTACAATAACTCCCATGTATTACAATAATAAACGAATTATAACCCGAAAAGTTGGGAAACCCAACAAGTATTTCGCAAAAAAAACTGTGGCTATGGGTCTAAAGTTTGATTCTCGTTGGGAAGCAGAACGCTGGGGTCAATTAAAAGCTATGGAAAGAGCTGGTGTAGTTGACCAATTAGATAGACAAGTTAAGTATGAATTAAAAATCAACGACAAAAAAATATGTGACTATATTGCTGACTATACATATTTATTAATAGAAGAAGATGGGTCGTCTAGATTCATCGTTGAAGATGCTAAAGGCGTTCTTACGCCTGAGTTTAGGTTAAAGAAAAAACTTATGCTTGCCATACATAATATAGATATTTTATTAAGTTTTAAAAAAAAATGATAGATCAGGTATTGACTTTATTGTAACTAGTGCTATATATGAAGTTCTAGCGTAAATAAAAAGGAGGTCAATTATGACATCATTTACAAATTACTTTGAGATGGATGACCAGAAACTCATCGAATCTCGTAAGTCTCTTGAGAAAGAGATGGAGTCTTTGAAGAAAGACTTGCAGACTATCAACGAAGTATTTGAACACAAGTATGGTAATACTGCTCGTGACAAACTTAGAGAAGCTGGTAAGGACTTTGGTTCTACTAGTTTTATGATAGCAAATAACATTAAACTTAATGCTACATTCAGAAAGAAAGTAGAGTGGGATCAAGCTGGTCTAATGACTGTACTTGATACTCAAATGGATGCAGAGGATGCAAGACACTATGGTAAGATAAGTGTTACTATAGAAGAAAGAAAGTACACATCTGCTCCTCCATTTATCAAAGCTCTTCTTGAGCCACATAGAACTGTGGACTTGGCGGGTGTAACATTTAAATTGGAAGAGGTAGAATAATGGCATTGAATATTATTACAGCCGAACAGCGTATGGCTGAGAAAAAAGGTCATAAGATTGTTGTGTGTGGTCAGAGCGGAGTGGGTAAAACCACTCTTGCTCGGACTTTAGATGCAGACACTACATTGTTCATGGACTTAGAGGCGGGTGATGCGGCTATCGAAGGATGGCCCATAGATGTTATAC